TTTCTATCCCCGGGATCATCTGGTTACCGTACTTGTGTCTTTGCACCTAACGACAGAGACGCTGTGTCCTTGGCCTCCAAGTACTCAGGTATACCTGTATTTAGTGTCACAGCCGCAAATTACGACAAACAGATTCCACTGATTAAGGCCACCAAAGGGCCCATATTAGTCTTCTCCTCCCCAGTCATGCAAACCGGCGTTACTGTAGACTTAGACGTAGTTATAGACCTAGGACTGTCCAACAGTGTTTCCTTTGAAGTTAAGAAGAAGCTCTCACACATAAACGTCGCCCGTGTCAATTCCACTTTCCTCGAGCGCATACAACGCAGAGGTAGAGTGGGTAGACTCAGACGAGGTATATATGTAAGTGCTAACAATTCTTTCTCCAAAGACACTGTGGTCCATCCCTATTTCCAAGAACTATACCAACGTCTTTCCAAACCCATAGGTCCTAAACTTAGAGTCCAGCTACTTTCCCAGTACCACCCGTATGTAACGGATGACCTCCTGGATGAAAATGGTTTAACCATATCATACTGGAATAATCCAACCCAGCCCTGTACCAAGTTACCTTCCCATATCCAGTACTCATTTGACGATGCTAAACTCTACCACGCCAAGTGGTGGGATCACACCGTTAAACCAAGTACTATTTGGGCAGAACTTGTTACGTCCCAGGTCCCGGAAACAAAGCCCAGTACTAAGTAGCACACCCAAACTTCCTGTTTTAGGCCCCATAGCCACCCCAGCAGAAGAGCCAAAGTTGACACCTGTTGTGGAAGATAAGTTCAGCACAACCATGGGTACCTCTGTGGTCAACCCAGTGGACAACGGCGCCTCCTCCAGCGACGGTACGGCCCTTAGCTCCAAACCAGCCCCGCCCGTAGCTTCCGATACCCAGCAACAACTCAACGCTATCACCTCTAGGACCCACAATGATAACGCCCTAGAAAAGATCTATGGTGATAGTGATAGTAAAGTAGACTTAGATGGTATCACTGATGGTGAAGTAGAACAACAATTCCAGCCCGAGAACCAGGCACAGCCCTCTATATCTGACCAGACTAAATTTAGCTCCACCCTATCCTTCACTCCCCTCTTAGATTTCAAGAACAATCCTGTCTCCCGATGTAACACCATTAGTAATGACAACCTGTCTCGATGTCTCAGTAGTGCTTTCCTAACATTTCGAGGGGCCTCAAAGATACCACTCGATGAAGGTAAGCGCCAAATCCTCTTCAACACTGCTTTAGCATGGCACATAGCAGAGTACCGACCAACGGCCGTCACCCACGGCAAGATACTGGACGTAGATGCCCAAGTCATCTATGACGCCCTTATCAACAAGGACCGCGGCATTACAATTCGCCGCATAGCCAGAGCTTGGTCGCCAGCTATTAGCAATGTTCTCTACTCCTATGCTAATCTCACCCCACCTGTCTTCACAACCCAATGCAATGACACCTTTGCTGATCCTCACACTAGAATAGCTGTAGCCCCCTTCTTCTTTGATGGAATAGACCCCGGTATTATCCCAGTGAATCTCTCCCGTCTTGTCGCCACTGGCCTTGCATACTCCAAGCGCCAAGCGACCAACTCCCCCTACTCTCTCCATAAACGACCAGCCTTTGTCACTCAGAAAGCTGAGGACCTCAACATGGCCATGCAGTTCACAGGATAGACTCAGACGTGTAGTTATTCACTTCTACCTTCCTCCTTCTTACTCTAGGACGCAATGGCCGGATCCTATAGTAGCCCCGGGTCGGTTAACTACGC